ACCTTGAGGCTCAGTTGTTCTACAGGTGAGGGCGGTATGGTATCCAGGGTAATTTTCGTCGGACATTGTAAAAAGGCGCTCAAGGTGGGAAAAAAAAAGCGTAAATAGGTGAGAAAAATTATTGCGTTAGTGTTCTATTTTTAAGATAGGTCTGCAAAACGAGAGATTTCAAAACTGTTTTTCTGACGTTATAGCTATCGCAATGTCTGGCGTGACTGAGCCAGCTTCTCATACTTTGCTCTATTTTTTGTCGAGTTGCCCTACCTTCCCTATACCTCCTGGATAACATTTTAAACTTTCGCTTTGCGCGTCTAATAGATGACTTACGTAGCAGTCGATGTGTAGGCCATATCCGGTATCCCAGGAAATCTATGCCGTGCGAGGTTGGAAATATCGACGTCTTGTCGTTCAACGACAACCCCCTTGGGAACAAAAAACAGGCTATTTCTTCTCTTGACTGCTTTAATACTTTTTTATCAGTGTGTAAAATAATAAAATCATCCATATATCTGACGTAATATTTAATTTGGAGCAGCTCTTTTATAAAATGGTCGAGAGGGTCCAGATAGATATTGGCAAAAAGCTGGCTAGTCAAATTACCCAAAGGGATGCCAATGTCGCCAGGGCATGAATCGATTATCGTATCCAGCAGCCATAAGGTATTTCTACATTTAATGGTTTTTCTAATGGTCTGTTTAAGTGTGTGATGTTGGACTGAGAGAAAATAACTTCTTATGTCACACTTCAAACAATACACCATACCCCAATCTCTAATTGATCTACCAAGAAAATCAGTCAACCTGTCAGCGCCCTTATGCGTTCCTTTTCCCGGCCTGCATGCGTAGCTGTCGTATATAAATTTTTTATCAAATTTCGGTGCTATGACATTATAGACGGCATGGTGCATCACCCTGTCACGAAAAGCCGGAGCCGCAATGAGCCGCGTTTTGGGGTCGTGGATATAAAATTCTTTGTAGGTGGAAGGGTGGTATGACTTCCATATCAATTTATTTTGGAGACAGATCAAATGTTCATCGAGAGATGCCGAAAAAGATAACACCTCGGGGCTGTATCGCTTGCATCGCCTTGCCTTGAGAAAGGCGTTGTGCAGATTTTTGAAATCATATATCTGTGGGTATAAGTTGTTATATCTCTTCATTTATTCCAGTATTCCAGATGGCGACAAGGACGATATTCGATCAAGAACCTACTAATCGCCCTTGTCTATACAATTTTTGCCCCCATTGCCGGCGGACATGGGCCCATACTACTTTATAATAAATGGCACGGGATAACGTCATCTTGAGACATTAACTTCTGGCCTGTTAAAAATAGAGCGGGACGAAAGCCTATGTTCGTGTTCGTGTTCGTGCGGGCATTGTTCAGATTGAGGGCAAACACGCCGGAATTCGATGTATTGTTCCAGTTCCCGCCACGTAGAGGCATCCGTTTTCAGTATGGCCCCAGGGTTATGTATGATTTAGATTCATCGACTTAATCCATCCACCAATCATTCGACCTATTTCATTTAACTGTTTTGCCCAATTTTCGTATTTTCTGAAAGGCAAAAAGCGAAGATCGTGTGAAAGGCGCACATAACTACGTAATATATCCAATTCGACATCCAGATCCTGCAACGTAGTTTTTTTAAAATACCTCTTATTTGCTGTAATTACTAGCAACAATAGTCTATACATACTCTTCTTCATATCCGCCGCAAGTGTGTAGCGTTCAGATTTTGGAAATTGTTGCAGCGCTAGATAGCCATACTGGATCATATCGTCTATTTTCTGTCTAACTTTTAAATCTTCCAAAAATCCAATCCTCAAATAATCCGGCTATCGCCGGATACTCAGATTACCAGATCACAGATCACAGATTACAGAAAGCGGGACGAAAGCCTATGTACGCGACCGTGCTCGCGCGGGCATCGTCCAGATTGAGGGCAAACACGCCGGAATTCGAGGTATCGTCCCAGCGCCCGCCACGTCGAGGCATCCGCTCGCCAGTGTTCGTAAACCAATAGCCGTCAAACCCATACGTTGCCGAACCCGTCCCATCGCTAGTTGCAGGGACAGATAAACCTGTGAAATTATCGCCGGTTAAGAGAGTCAATATCTTATTGCCTGAAGTAAGACCGGTGGTTATGTTAACTGCCGTGTTTTTCCAGTTGGCTTCGGACATAGTAAATGTATTTCCCGGGTAGCCGGTAGCCAGACCATCGTGCGTCATTATAGCCGCAACGCCATCTACGATTTTGAGGCCATCGGTCCACTCCCAGACGTTTCCATTCATATCGGAAATACCAAAAGGGCCGCCGTCGTGGTTCCAGGCAATGGGGCCGGAGCCGGTATATGTCCGGGCTGTCCCGGATACGCCCTTCACAACACCGGTTTGCGTGGCAACTCCACTTTCGTGCGGCTCAGCAACATCTTGCAAATACTGATTATTTCCCCTTGGCATAGTACCGTTTTCACGCGACCACTGCGCGACGACGGACCATTCGGCATTCGTCGTTAGATGCCAGCCGGCGCCCTTGGCTGAACATCTTGCCCTTGCCACATCAAAATCTATGCTGACCGCCGGGTCTTTGTACGGCAATGAATATGCCCGTGTTCCAACCACGGAAGCTAAATACTTACCTATCAATATCGACGGTACCACCCCGCTTTCACCAGCTCCCGCCACTAAAAAAGCCGGCATATAAACGGACGGTGCGTTGTCAGGTTTAGTAAGTGAGACGTCGACAAATCTAAATTTCGGTATCCTCACCATAATTGACGGCAAGGACAGATCATCGAATACAACCGTATTTTTACCGCCGGACAGAGCCTCGATAACGTCTTTATAATTATCCCATAATGAAAAATTCATAATAAACCCTTTATTTGAAATAATAATACGTTAAAATTTATACCCAACCCAGTTTTATAGACTTTGTTATAGCCCCGATCCTAAATCTGGGGATGATATCTGCAAAAAAGATGGTATCTACAAAAAAGCATGGACTAAGTTAAAACTTTACTTAATTTTGGATATAACATCTTTTAGGTGCCGACCAAGCTGCCGTTTTTCCGCTCTGCTCAAACCGTCGGGAAGTCCGTATTTATCCAGAATTGGAGTAAAATTGATCATGGCTCGATAACCGCATTTCCGGCAAGTCAAGTAATCTTTTTCCGGGAGATCGGAATTAATTTGTATCCTATTCGGATATTTGCACCTCGGGCAGCCTAACGTTTCCTCGCCCAGCAAAACACTGCCTTGCGGACGGATAACACTAATATTTGATGCCATTATATTCTCCATGACGCCATTGATTTTATTACTATTCTCTAAAGCCGAATGTTTTTATTTTTAAATCATCTACGATGATTTCATCTAAAACGGGGACCATGCGCGGTTCGTTGTTTTCATCCAACACCACACACCCATTTTCATCTTTTTCCAGCGCTTGATGGTATGTCCTTCCAGGTATAACGATTTCGGCAACTTGCCATCGTCCGGGGCTAAGGGCTATTTTTGCTGATTCAGGATCAGTATACAGCCGCAGGATATACTCGTTATCGCGCTGGTACTTTGGCTGGATTTCAGATATATTGATTTCTATTTCCGGGTACACCACGCCTTGGCAGCGAAAGGAGTAAATTATCAGGTTGTCGCCTGTGCCCGATATCGGGACTGTCGCCCCCGGTGTTTGCTGTTTTATATCCATTTTCTTCTCCATTATTCAATATTAAATTACTTACACCAATCTTCCTGTCTGAACTACGACAGGTCCGTTACAATAGCGTCAAATTGAGTAGCGATATCGCTACCGGAGTTATAAACCACAAAAGAGTTAAGCGCTTGAAGTGAAACGCTTATTTCTCCGATAAAGCCTGAGCCGCCTTTTGGTTTGATAGCCACCATGTAGGTCGTTGCATTCATTGGGGTTGGTATGGTCACGGTTTTGCCTGATTGCCCGCCAAAAGTCTGACTGCGGATAATCTGGATACGTTCATCGACTAATTCTTTAAGTCCCCGGTTAACTCTGTCCAACTCTGTGGGATGGCCCGCACCGTAGGGGGGCTCATCAAAACGCAAATAATCTAATGTTGCAGCCATATTCAACGCCTTTCTTTTAAAATTTTAAGTCTAAGGTTATTGGAGAATAGCTTAATTATTTAATTATTAAGCTGCTTAGGCCAAATAATTGGTGGTCTTATTTGTAGTCACCACGTTACCAAACCCATGTGTTGGGTCCTCTAACACTATCAAATCGCCGTCTTCAGTCAAATATTTATCATCGGCCCCGACATTCAGACCGGAAATACCTACAAGTGGAAACATGAAATTAGCTTCGTAGTGGTAGCCGGGTTCAATCAATGCCCCGATAATGTCAACCTGGAGCGATAGCGTGGCATTCGCGTCGATGTCGGCGTGGAGGATGGTATCTCGCATTTGTTTTGAGAGCTTAATCGTTATGATTCTTTGTCCTCTTTTTAGAGATGACCCGTAAATCTTTCCCGATCCTGGCATGTCTTTGATTATGAGATTATTTTCTCCATGGATAGTAACCCCGTTCCAATGGAGGTCTATCGAATCAGACCCTCCGAAGAAGGCTGATCCGTCATATAATCCATTAATCAGCAATGAGGCCTGCGACAATTTCAACGGGCTTTCTTGTGTCAGCGCCGGGGCCGTCTGCCAGCTATCCGCCGAGGCGGCATTATAATGGATTCTATACGGCTCACCGCCTGTCAAACCCATAGGGACATTGAAAGTTATTATCGATGGGTTAGCCGCTTCGCAAGCGGTTGGAGTAACCTCTACCCAGGTGCCGTCTGCTTTCTGGATCTCCAGTTTGTATATATTGGCCAACCTCTCGGCGTCGGTAGCTCCGGAGACAACATCAGAGGTAGCACCTCCGCAGCCACGACCGCTGCCGTCTTCGCTTTCGGTATATTCACTTAATGTCAGTGTCGCGTCCAGCGGATTAGATATGTTCCCGGCAGCCTTGATATAAGACACCGAGCTTTTCCCCAGCCCGGCAATATCGCAGGATGCCTTAATCCAATCATCCTTGCTGATTTCCAGATCAAAGGAATTAACCCCACACCCATCAAAACGCTCGTAAAATATCGCATTTCCAAGCTTTTGGTAAGCCGTGAATGTGGGCATATCAATTGATGCCAGGGGAGAAATAATATGTTTTTTTGTATACGAGCCAAGAGAGCTATTAGTACATGCCCCGTAAAAAAACGAGGATATGAATGTAATAAAATCAATCACCCCGGCATCCATGCTCAACGATCCACGGGACCGCCTGTTCAGCTCATTTATCAGTGTCGGCCCTTCAACCCCGGTGATTCTATCCCTGTCGTCCGATCTGGCACGATCCAGGGCCAACCTTGAGCCACTTCCCCAGGGCAAGCGCATAAGATTGGATGCTTGATACGTGCCCTGGGCAGTCTCGGCCGTTCTTGACAGCCAGACGCCCCCGAGCTTTTCCATGTTATTTTTCATTTGGCCTCCTTACGGTTTATATCAAGTTATTATGTAATTGCTGTAGATTTTGCCCTGTAATATTAATTAACTGGAGCCGATTGCGATAAAAATGCTGATAATTGCCGACCCCGATATGATATTGGTCTTGCATCCAGGCAACTTGGATTGAATCAGAGGTGGCCACTCCATATTGTCCTACAAACAAATCGACCCCCTGGCATGAGTCAGGTTCCATGTTATAGCCCTCTAGTAGAGTATACCGAGGGTGTGGTAAGACTGTTACATTGCCGTCAAGGTCGCTCTTCGCTAGATAAATATTCCCAGTTCTAGAGCTTGAAGCAAATAGAAAATATAATGAGTCCCCCAGTTTTTCCACGTGCGGATAGTTGCCGCCAAAAAAAGCCCCCCATTCTATCTGGAACAGCTCTACGGCGCTGCCGACCAGCGCAGGTGTGCTGTTTGCTCGCTGGAGGCAACATGTATGCACACCTCCCGACGATCGAAGATACACAATGTATAAGTCATCGCCGTCAACAACAATATCCGCGACATAAGCTATACTGCTCAGAGTAACCACTGACCCCAATATTGCCCCGGTAATATCAGCTCTAAAGAGCACCAGGTCTATCCCATCTCTCAAAACAACGCACCAAAAATGAGTGTCGTCTATCATATAAATCTGTGGGGAAAAATGCGTCCCGGCCCCTAAGCCAATTAACTGCGGGGTCCCTACGGTCCAAGGGGATGTTGTCACGTCAACCTCCCCTACGTATAGCCCCCCGGTTGTTTTAGTCATGGATAGATAGACCTTTCCATTCCTGGTGCTATGCATCGAAACACCACTCCCGATCCAAGGCCCGGCAGTAGTAGAATAAATCAGAGTATCATTAATATAAATATTGCCGTTGTTCCACGGGCGGAGGTGGGCGATATATAACCCGAGGTTATTGACGTCAAAATCTACAAATATTGACGGGAAGGCTGCAACGCTGCCGGGCAAGGGATATTCCAGAAAGTTTTTCGGGGGTGATATGCTCTTTAGCGCGTCCAAACCATCTATCACCATATTGGCGCTAATAAACGTTTTACCTCCGGACATCGTGACGTTGCCGTCCGTATCGGTTACATCAATGGGCGGGCAGGTTAATGCGATACCTGCTACCGGAGAACTATAACGGCTACATTCAAGGCCGAATTTGTTTACCGATCGGACCCTGACGTGATACATAGCGGCGTCTTTTCTCGGATAAATTATAGCTGTGGCTTCTTTGGTCCGAGAGTCTTCTTCATAATATGCTCCTATTGTATCGTAAGAGATTTCGATAATTGCTTCTTTATAAAACGAGTCCATTGGCGGGACAAAACTTACCCCTATGCCTTTTCTCCACTTGCCGTCCGGCTCTCTTTCTCCGGCATCCCAAAGGGCCAGGTCCGTAACCGGTCCGGGGCCTTTTTTTATATTATTAAAGGCGAGGGCGACCGGTTCCTGCTTTCCGGAATAATAGTCGTGATAGATCCCCGGATGCTCTCGTTTGGCTATCACCTCCAGCTCCCGTGATTTTTGTTTTTCCTGGATGGACATAATCCGAAATAACATACCTACCCCGGCATAATATGTTGTAGCCGCATAGGTTTCAACGCACTCGATGTAAGTGCCTAAGCATAAAACATTTCCGCAAGTGGCTTGCCGGACGCAGCCGGCACCCCACCCATAGCGGGAGCTGTGTAGTTCCACTACATCACCGGGGGAGCAATGGACAGAGTTGAGGCCGGCCAAAAACTTACACAAGCCGTTTCCTAGTCGGACCCCGTCAAGATGCATTTGGGCAATTCTGGCAACCTGAGAGAATGTGTTGCAGGGCAGCAAGTCAAGCTCTCTGGTAATAATTTCACCGTCTTCATTTTGCATAATTTCATCATCCACAACCGCCGATATTATCTCAAAATTGCCTCTCCTGATCTCGTATGTAGAAGCGGCAGTCGGGACGGTTTTCCATGCGCTGTCAACTGTGGCTGTGGTTGTGGCGCCGTCATAATCGGTAATATCCAAAACCTCACCGGCACCGGGGCCGGATAAAATCTCAATGACCATGCCGTTATAGTAATCGTCTGAAGATGATGCGGATGATAGGATAATAGTATCCTCTCCTCCTCCTGAAGCGGTGCGTCCGGTTTGATTCTCATAAACATACGGCTCTTCGGTGAATTTGGCTTTGATCTGATTGACTCTTCGATCGCTACCCTCCGGATAGTAAGACAAGTCCCTGTAATTGTCGCGGGTAAACACCTGAGCAATGTTTTCGCTGTCCGATCCGCGCTGAGGCTTGAGAAAAAACTCGCCGTCTATATCTATCAACAAAGAATTGCACGAAGCCAACATGATCATTAAATGATCTATGGCCGGGGCTTTTGAGTCAATGATGTAATTTAACTCAAAGCGTTTTTCACCTGTTACCAAGACGTCATCGTAATAGTCGGCGGACTCTTTGAACGAATTAAGATTCAAGGTTTCCGGCTGCATCCCTACGCTATATCTGGTATTAGTGAGATAATCGTATATGCACCAGGCCGGGTTGTTTGAATACGCTATCCGGTCAATATCCGAAGGGATGGGCCACCCGGCAGGCAGAAACACCAACAGACCGGTAACTACGCTGCTAACCTCTACAGCTGTAGAGTTTACGTACTCAGACCTGAAGGCCTCGAGATGAAGGGCCGCGAAATTACCGGCAGTCAATGAGCCGACTCCAGCGGGGGCAACCTGCCGAGTGCCGAAAAACTCTATGCGGACGGTAATAGGGGTATAATTGGGCCAAAACTCCTGGGGAAGACCTGGCCGCACCTGCAAGAAATCTACATCTTCGTCTATGACGGGATCGTGAAAATTCTTGTAGTAGTTTGACCCAAGGGGGCTAAATACCTGCCCGAGAGCTCCGGTGGTGAAGAGAAGGGTGACTCGGCAAGAGGCCATAAGGTCAACCTTTCTAAGCCTATCGGGGAGCTTCTCGCATAACCACATTATAGTAGGATGCTCAATTTCATGGTCCCAGGGCGAGCGCCAAACATAAAACGCCCCTATGTCTATAGCATCCACTAATCCGACAAATAATTTATTATTAACCCTGATTTCTCCCAGGCCGTTAATCGGCCCTTCTCCGATCCCAACCGAAAAAGCAATAGAGGGAGATTTATTTAAAATATCGACAAACTCCTTTAATTCCTGCCGATAAATATTTCCCCAAACCTTGTTTTTACCATAAATAATAGGCACGGGCAGCCCGGAAACAACGGTGTTTCTATCTTTCGCAAACTCATAAGAAGGTGATTCGAGCTCCGGGGCTTTTGGCGGATCAATTAACGATGCAAGAGCACTGAAAAAAGCGGCACCCTGTAAGGCGCCCCATGGCCCGCCTACGGCAAATCCTATTATTGCACCAACCCCAGCGACTACACCTCTAGGCATCTTACTATCCCCCTTAATCTTTCTTTCCAGTTACCGGACCATATGGCCGAGACCACCCCAACGTTTCTCGATATGTACAAAACCCGCCCCAAATTTTGGACTATACCCATGAGGCTTATATTGGGTATAGCTTTATCCTTAACCATGGAAAAAAGTAAAATATCCCCGGCCATAACCTCAGGCAGTGACGGCAGAGGGATAGCCGTCACTTTTAGCCCCAATCCGGGGGATATTAATTTTATCTGTGCTTGACAAATCTCATGCCCGGGCGTCAGCAAAAAGGCTTCAGCCGCTTTGGGGATAATTTGCTGCTGTTCAAAGTAGATACGCACCAGGCCCAGGCAATCAACGCCGCCAGTAGCGGACGTCCCGTACGGTGTACCGACCTGGCGCCGGGTTGATCTGGTTTTTGCCACCAGCGGCAGTGGTTGTCTCTTCATTATTGCCCTCCGCCATAACGCCTCAGATTTTGGGTATCTTCAATGTATAAAAACCCTGAATACCTATTTTCATTTCCATGCTTATCACGGCACGACTCCAGGGTTTTATTGCAGCCGTGAAATACGCTGCAAATACCGCTTGCGTCCATGGGGGCCGGCATAGGGACAACCCATTCCAGATAGTCAGGACCGGCTTCGGTAATTTTTCTTTTTTCGCCGGCGTTTGTGCCGCCGGTCACATGGACTATTCCATTCTCGAAGACATACAGGTTATAACCGGTTGCATTTAGCCGCGTGGTTGTCCCGGAGTCTACAAACATTCCGATCACTTGCCGGGGGGCCCACGTCAGGAGGTATCGAGAAGTCGCGTCAATAGGGGCCGGCATAGGGCTTGTCCACTCAATGTATCCGGTATCCGAAGCGGAAACGGTTCGCACCTGCCCCTTATTTGTCCCCTCAACAACAGTAAGAGTACCGCCGTAAAAAAACCAATAAGCCCGATCAAGGGCCGAATCGTTTAGCCGTGTGGTTGTCCCGGACTCCGCTTTCCCCGGGTAGGTCAGGCAAGCCGCATCACCAAACTTGGAATTGCACCACCGCTGATAGGCCCGCCGCGGCGTTTTGGCCTGGAGTGTGTACACGTGCTGTAGCACATCGACGGTAAACGTGGGACCGTCAAGCAGCGGGTTGGCAAGATAGCCTACAAATACCAGTCGGTGATGCCCAGGCAGGTCTCTAAATATTTGCTTTATAGTGCAATTCAAACCGGTAACTCTAGTAGTTTGAACCAGGCTGGAGAAAGAGCGTGCCACGTTATCCAGAGAAAGTGAAACCTTATTCGCTTTACCGTCCGCAGTCCTGACTACCGACGATCTGCCGATAGACAGGGCTTGGTAGGTATGACCATCTTCAATAACATCCTCCCGGGAATTTGCCAGGTATAGCGTCATAACAGGTGAGGTTAGTTGGATCTCGTATAGATCCACTGGTTGCGTCTCCGCTTTTTCTTTTTCAGTTAAAAACTCGGAAGATAGAGCCATTGTTTATATTTATTGCCTTCTTTTAATTTGATTTTTCAAAAACCAGGCTTATAGTCCTGATAACGCTGGTTTGCGTCCCGGGAGGTATCGACCCGACCAGATTAACTGTATAAGTCGCACCGTCAAACAGACTGACGTAAGTAAATGACCCAAATGTCCCCTTTCTGGCGTGCAGAAACGCCACAATCGCTTGAATCTCAGTATTTGAGCGGTTCACGAATCGCAAGTGGAACCTATGACCGATGGGGTTTGGGTTGTTTAAATACCGCTGCTGAGCACCTGACTCGTAAACGGTTTTATCCACATCATATTCAATTTCTTCTTTATATTCGTGATCAGGCACCCAGGTAAATAACGCCATTACGCCAGCCCTCCGGCAACCATGGACCGCATCGGGCCGTTATCCAGGTAATTTGAGATAACGGTCCGGACCACAGTTTCTCCTTCGCGGGCGATCATCCGACGTACCGAATGTTCGTCCATGGGGTTGACTATGTTTATTGTCACCTGAGGGGCCTGCTGTGCTGCGGATGCATCTGATGAGCGCATTCTTGATGCTCCGCCGCCAAGTCCGGGGTATGATTTTATCGCGGCCGGGGTTGATGTGGTGACACCGCCACCGCCGCCGAATCCACCGGCCATTGATAATCCCGTGCTGAACAGCGTCGATACCGTCTTCTCCGCTGCAATATTGGCCATGGTTCGTGCCCAGGCGTTGAATATGGATTGGCAAAAGCCCATCCACAAATCCTTAAGCGTTCGTATTTTCCCGGTGAAGAGATCAAAAAAGTAATTGCTGAAATTTCCGGATGCATGCTGCGCTGCCTCTGCCGAGCTGTCCTTGATGAATTGACAAAAGTCACGGTAGACGCTTTTGGCTTTTTCCAAAAAGTCACGGTAGACGCTTTTGGCTTTTTCCGAATCGGCGGCGACACGAGCCGTCCAGTCCATTTTCATTTCAGGTTCTTTTCCCCACTTCACCGGCACTTCTCCCCCGATATACCATTTGCCGTTCAAAAACTTTCGTTCGAAATCTGGCTGTACAGGATCTTCTTGCCTGGATAACCCTTCTTGCCTGGATAACCACCACCATGCCCCTAACCCGGCAGCCCCGGCAGCCCCGGCGGCCAAGAGTCCGGCGACGATACCAACAGGACCAAGCGCCCCCAATGCCAATAATAGAGGCAGGAGCTTTCCCAGAATAAGGACAAGACCGCCTGTCGCAGTAGCAACCCCGGCTATAGCCGTCCCGATAACAACTATCCTAACCGCTGTCTCATGTTCTTCTATAAAATCGGTGATTTTTTTTACTACACCATAAAGCTTATCTAATGACGAAGTACCGGCCTCACTTTTAGTTATAGCATCTCCCAGCTTTTCAAGTAGATCACCCCAGGCATTTTTAAGCCGTTCCAGTTTTCCACGATATGTTTCGGTCTCGGATAGCGCCGAGCCGCCAAACCTCTCCGAAATCAATTTGATCACCTCGGCAAATTTTTCACCTTTTTCTATATTGTCATCGATCATCAGGCCATACCTGGATAAGGATTGAGTCTCTCCGACAAAGGCCTTACCCACTAACTCGGATGCCGCCATAAGATCCATTTTTTTTGCAGCGGACAAATCAAGCACGGCTTTAGTCGCCGATTTTAACTGATCGGTAGTCATCCCGTAAGCCCTAAGGTTGGCCATTAGCGGCAATATGGCTTCATCTCCATACCTACTAACCTCTTGCATGGCCGACGCATATTGCAGCATTTCCTTGTATGCCTCCGGGGTATACTCCCCGACCTGTTTCATTGCGTGCAACAGGCGCTCTTCCGCGTCTTCCTGCACCATCGATGCCCGGGTTATTTTATATATCCCGGCTGCAATGGCGGCGCTGACACCGGCCAGCGAGGCGGCAATGCCTTTCCAATGATCCTTGACAAAGCTTTTCAGCTTGACAAAATCAGCTTTAATGCCTTTCGACATAGAACTGACTACCTCACTGGCCTTGTTTTTGGCGGTTATTATAATACTGACTTTGTTTTCAGCCATTTATTTTCACTCTTCGCCTTCAGGAGCTTTATCGCCGGCCCCTAAATTCTTTGCTTCCACTTCCATCCGTATGACGGATAGATCAAGCCATTCTTCCAGGGAGAGATCATTCCGGGAAAATGGGTATCCGGATGCTTGCAAGCGATAAATAAAAAAAAGATGGCACACATACGGATGAATTTCTTTTTCCCGGCTGCATTCCGAGCATGTCCAATCAATATTTTCACCATATTTTGCACAACACTCCACATACTTGTCATCATCACAGACCCGGTCATTTAAAACCGACCGAATCTGGCTGATTAGTTTTTTTCGGAGAGTACCTCTCCATTATCAGTCGTATCGCCTTCACACTCGTCCTCATCCTCGACCATCTCGGCACCCTCGAAAACATGCGCCGCCATTGCCTCCACTAAATCGGCGCCGTATTCCGATACCAGATCTTTCCAGTCAAACCGATAGTGAGGAGAGTCCGGCTTTGATGAAACAGGTGTCTTTGCGGCAAATCCTTCTCCCTGAAGAATGAAGTCTCCCTCTCTGATACCTGTAAGAATAGCCAGCCCGAATTTTTGCCGCGTCTCGCTGGTTTTTATCCGTATTTTTACGCCTTTCTTGCTGAAAAGGCCTGAACTATACTGCTGTCTCTCTGTAGTGGTCGGAAAGCGATAACGAAACTCAATATCCCCGCCGCCGATCGGATCATTAATCGTAATGATGTTAACTACGCCCTTACCTATTGTTCTGGCCATACGCCTCCCTTACTATGTTAATTAAAGCATTTGAAGTGGGCAAATTTTAGCAATCGGCAGTCGGCAGTGAGAAACTGCTACCCACTACCCACTACCACTGATTAAACCGTATATTCTTTTGAATATACCTGCCCTGTTGAATAATTCAGGGCGTACATGGTTATGCCCTCGGCCTCATCTTTAAAGCTATCCCCGGCAGGGGACAGGGGGGCAATGTCCAAGCCGAGCATGTTATTTTCAAGAATCGCCTCAACTTGCTCCATGAGAGTGATAGCCCCTTTTTCCGAATTTTCCGTTGATCGCAGGCTCTTGTAGAGAACAAAAACCGAGAACAGTTGATCTTTTTTTATATTTCTATTTTCACCGGCTCCGGTGCCTCCGGCGTAGGAGACATAAACGGCCGGACATCTCGGCAATAGTTTTTTTATATCTTCAATAACTTCCGGGTTATACTCGCCGATGTCCTTTACCGTGCCGCCATCGTTAACGTGCAGAGGTTGAAGCGCTATTATAATCGCCGTTTTAATACTGTTTCTGGAAATCATGCCGCACCGCCTTTGCTGATTTTACCCGCATTTAATCCGGATACGGTCAAATGCCTGATAATGGCCGCCTTTAGATAGTTCATATCACTTGCCTGCACGAGCAAAAATTCCCGGGCCGGGATATCTCCCCATGGGAGCTGAACCGTTCTGGTATGCTCCCTAACGTGGACCCCGCTTTTACGCTTGTGAGCCCGGACCGTGCAGGTAAAAGTGCCGAAGCTGCCTTTTTTTGCCCCCTTCTGATGAGTGCGGGCATATTTAACATTTGTTGATATCTCCAAGAAATCGGCCCCGGTCCTGTAAGCTCCGGGGCCAACAGTGCTATTCATCAGCCGACCTGTATCACGCAGGGTTTGACCTGTTTTGCCTTTGCCGCGCCCCTGCCCCATAGCCCGGCCCGAGGGCATCCATTTTTTCGGGCGGCCCCCTTGCCGGAAATTCAAGGATATTGATCTCTGCATCCTCCCTTTGAAGTCTAAAAAGACCGGGGTTAAATTCTTGCC